GAATAGTCGGCACAATATTTGAGCCGCTTTTCCAATGGTCAAAGGTGTGGAGATGGAGATTTTTCAGCCTACGATCAAAAGATGCGACCTGACTTCAGCCTGGGCGCTTTTGAAGTGCTCCGCATGTGTCTAGTTGAGTGTGGATTCGACGATGAGATGCTGTCTCTATTTGATGGCTTAGCAACTGAGTGCACATACCCAATCTATGAAGTTGATGGAATGATCGCAAAAGTCTTCGGGACTAATCCTTCGGGACATCCCTTGACTGTTGTGATCAATGGCTTAGGCAACAGTCTCTACATGAGATATGCCTATTATGCCATGCACGAGAAAAGACTGAATACGAAGTTGACCCTATTCACGATACCCCTATTTCATGAGAGAGTTGCTTTGATCACGTATGGCGATGACAACAGCTTTGAAGTGCATCCTGATGAAGAATGCTTCAATATGATTTCAGTTGGACAGGAATTGGCCCGCATCGGTGTAGATTATACAGATGCCAACAAACAGATTTCAACGGTACCTTTTAAACCGTTGGATGAAATTTCTTTCCTAAAACGAACATTTTGCATTCATCCCCAACTTCACAAACGTGTGGGGACTTTGAGTATAGAATCCATCTTCAGATCCTTATTGCTGAGCAAGAAAATTCCAAAGAATTGCGATGAAACAGAAGCCCAGATTATGTCGGGCAATATGCAACAAGCTTTATTTGAATTTTATTTGCATGGTGAAGAGGTCTACCAGAAGTATTATGACATGTTTGAAGATTTCAGAGAAGAAAAAGATGCTGGAGGATACAAAATTGGAAACTATTACGATCCCCCAACCCCAGAAAAAATCCAAGAGAGATATTATGGCAGTAAGTGTTGCTATGAGAAAGCTCAGATTATTTTGGAAGGAGGGAACTTGACTCCGGAGGGAGGAGTTCTTTCAATTGAAGAAGTTGAGATCTACAACAGCAGAGTTCCACATGCAAATCGCTTAGCAATTGACGACATGGTATTGACAAACCGTGAAATCGATTATAGAATTTGGTCCGTCGATGATGACGAGACAAATCTAGAGCAATTATGGGACAATGATTTTAGACTCAACAATTTTGGTAACAACCTGAGAGCTAAGAGAGTTCAATTCACAGGAAGAGAACTAAGAAGAGCACATCTCTTGGCCGGGTTGCACTACGCAATGAACAGTGTGGAACGCACCTGTATTGCATTTGGGACGGGAACGCGCGAAAGTTTCCATCTCAACCATTTCCGTCATGTCCATCGAGAGGACAGAGAAATCCCATTGCCTCTTCCTGAAGAGGTGAAAGATTATATCTGGTCTTTCCTACAACCTGATATGACGTGCATTTTGGTCACGCCAGATAATTTTTCAGTGTGGGTTACACCCGACCTAGTCGGTAATGAACCCGAGGCGAACTTACACTTGAATTTGGCGCTTGGCCACGCTGCTATCCTAACAGCAGTGGAACAACTAAGAATTGCCTACGTTGGAGTATAGCTTAACGAGCGTATTCCGTGAAAAAGTATATGTTAACGAAAATGATAGAGAGTGCTCAGATCCTTGCATGCAGACAATTTTGGATCCCTCGTACGTAGCCGACAAGAATCGGTTAGCATTGGATGATGCGACACTGGAGCCTCAAGCAGGACAATTCTGCTATGAGTCTTACGGTGAATCAGAACAAAAAGAACAAATTACGCAATTTTTCGAATCTGACCCTAATTATACCTGTGTGGTAGAAAGTGAGATTAATGATGAAACTAGAATGCAGACGTCACAAAATGTTGAATCTCTGGAAGAATTTTTCGCTAGACCTGTCAAAATAGCAACGTCTACTTGGGCAGTGGGTCAAGGTTTGAATGTTGCAGGATTGAATATCTGGAGTTTATGGATGCGAAACAAGCGTGTTTCAAATCGTCTCAATAATTTTAAGAATTTTCGGGGTAAACTACATGTGAAATTCATTCTCAATGGGAATTCTTTCTATTGGGGCAGAGCCTTCGCCTCATACACTCCGTTTACAAATAACAGTTTTGTGAGCCAAGATACTAATTGGTTGGACTATCCTAGAGCCACCATGAAGCCTCATATTTGGTTAGATCCTAGTACCTCACAAGCTGGTGAGATGGTATTACCCTTTTTCTGGCCAAGTGATCATTTTAATTTGAACACCGACAACCCAGACAGCTTAGGCAATATGTGGATCTATAGTCCCGTTGGTTTGCAACATGCTCAATCAAACACACAATCGGTATCAGTTCAAGTCTATGCTTGGGTGACTGACATTTCTTTGTCTACTCCCACTCAAGTTCCTATGGCAGGACTGGTTCCCCAAGCAGGTGATGAATACGGCTCTGGCCCTATTTCAAGACCAGCTAATGTGGTGGCTGCTTTGGCTGGTAAAATGGCCAAGGCACCTATGATTGGACCTTACGCGATGGCCACACAAATGGCCGCTTCAACCGTTGGTTCTATAGCAAAAATGTTTGGATACTCCAGACCTAGGAATATCATTGCACCCAAAGTCATGAAAGTATGGCAAACTGGTGATCTTGCATCAACTGATCAGGAAGATACGGCAACTACCTTAGCTTTTACTAGCAAACAGGAAGTGACCATTGATCCTCGGACGGTTGGACTTGGTTCCCAAGATGAGATGGATTTTGACTATTTGATGAAGAAACCGGTTTTATTTGCTAATTTTACTTGGAGTTTTACTTCAATATTTAATCAAGCATTATTTTCGGTGAGAGTCAATCCCATGGTTTATAGGAGAGATAGTTATCTGGGTTCTTCCCCAGGTTATGCACTCACTACAACAGCTTTGTGTGCATTACCTTTCAAATATTGGCGTGGATCCATGACCTATCGGTTTTCTGTGGTGGCATCTGGTTATCATAAAGGCAGATTACTATTTGTCTGGGAACCTACAACACCGCCATCAGATCCTCAAGCCACACCTCCTGAGAGCAACGTCACCTATTCTAAAGTGGTAGATATTGCAAAAGAGAGAGATTTTTCCATTACTATTGGCTGGGGATCTAATTATACGGCGCTTGATGTTCCCAATCCAATGAGAACAGGTGAATCAGGAATGTTTACTGCTGGTTTGCCTATTCAAGCAGTGAGTGGTGTCGATAATGGAGTACTAACATGTTATGTGCTGAATCCATTAGTTTCGTCTGGTGATAATACCAGTCCAATAACAATTATGGTTCATTCTTCATCAGATGACATGGAAGTATGGTCACCAAGTTCAGATAATTTGAAGAACTTGACTATGCGCATCCAACCAAATCCTCCACCCCCACCTAGACAAGCAGAGGAGAATGATGACACTGGTCTACAACCACAAACGGGAGCGCTGGGTGATGTTGATCAAGGTGTGCAGAACGCCGCAGAAGAAACGAGTGATTTAGGAACGGTTGGTGGAAGCGAGCTCCCACAAACTATGAGAGTTTTCACAGCAGGAGAATGTGTGAAATCATGGCGTACTATACTTAAGCGATACACTCTCAGACGTTCTATCATGATCAATTCTACCATACCCATTGATAAATTTGCCTCAATCTATTTTTCTGGAAATGCCTACCCTTACATGCCGGACGTCCCCTATCCGAATGTTTCTGGTGGAGTATTTCGTGGTCCGTTTACACCGCATGCTTTGATATTTTATTGCTATGCTGGTTGGCGAGGATCATACAGAACTAAACTACTTCCAGCAGTTATTGGTAATGGGCAGCAATGGTCTTCGACTTCAATGACCGTGGCTCGTGGCAATGCAATCGAGGTCTCTGACCCAATTTTGCAACTCTACGATCGAGATCCCAACGGTGTCCACGATTTCGATGCAGATCATGACTCAAGCTGGAGCGGCTGTCAAATTTCCAACCCGGTGCAAGGAAATGTATTGGATTTTGAGTTGCCTTGGTATTCTGGCTATAGATTTTCGTCTCCGGTGGCGGCAACGGTGGCTAGGGAGATGGGATATGAAGCCACCACCCTGCTGGATAACCCTGGGGCGAACGATCGCGATGTGTTTGCGATTGTTAAGGAATTCAGTGC